TTTACAGGCAGAGACAACGTTACTCCCGGCGGTCGTGATGGCGAACAAAATCGCCTCAGGACGTGCGCCCATACCCAGCTCAAGCGCGGAATAAACGCCGTTATCCGGGTGAAGGTGGTACTCATCAACAATCGCCAGGCTGGGGTTAGTCCCCTCAATGGTGGCCGCTTTCGCCGCCAGCGGCTTTAACAGGCTGTTGCTCTTCGGGAAAATGACCTTATGCGCCTGGATATTGACGCGCTTTTTCAGCGGTTTTGACAGCAGGCACATCTGGCGGGCATCATCGAACACGATTCTGGCCTGATCCCGGCTCACCGCCGCCGTGTAGATATCCTGCTGGCCCTTCTCCATTACGAGAAACCAGTTTGCCAGCATGGCGGCCACGGTTGATTTTGCGTTCTTGCGCGGTACTTCAATAAAGGCGCTGCTGTACTTGCGGCGCCCTGACTCCCTGACCTTAAAGCCCAGCAGGTTAGCAAAGGCGAACTGCTGCCACGGCTCCAGCTCGATAGGCTGGCCCCGCAGCGGGCCTTTGACGTGTGGACAGAGCCGGGAGAAGGCAATAAACCGCTCTACGGTCGCCGTATCGAACTCATAACGGGGGTCATTCAGGTCTGAAAAGTACCTTTCCACAGCCTGTTTTACGCGCTTACAGGCCGGAGTTTCGCCCGTTTTTATCGCATTTGCGTACTCATTCCAGACGGTCAAGCTCGTCCTCCTCTTCCGATTCCACCGGGTTACGGCGACGGCTTACCGGATCAAAGCCCAGCAGCGACGACATTTTAATCATGATTTTTTCAGCATCGGCCTTTGCGCTCAGCGCCGGATTTCGGCTCTCGCCGCCCTGACTGTTCACAATGCTGAATCCACGGCTGGCAAGGTCTTCCACGGCTTTGCGGTACATCGAATAGTTGACGCAAAAAAGCTCAAGGTTGTTCCAGTCGGCGGGAGTCAGATCACCGCGTTCGGCCAGTTGCTTCGCTTTCGCTTTCCACTGCTGCGCGGCTAACTCATCAAGGTAAGCTGGCGGTTTTGGTGGTCTTGCCATAAAAATTTCTCGTTTCCATCGCGTTTTATTTTCAAAAAAATCACCGTGCGTAAAAATTTGAGGGGGCGGGTGGTGCCTTGCGGCTGGGGTTTTGTCCTGAAAACCTCCCCCACCCCATCCATGCGGCCTGTCAGCGGTTGCGGAAGCATTGCATCACCTCCCGCTCACGTTCGCTCATGCGCTTCACTGGCTGGCGCTCATTGCGTCTGGTGCGGGTCTGCATAAAGCCATCACGGCATCGGGCCAGCGACTGATACAGATTCACCACGTCTTTCTCATTCATCGCTTGCCTCATACATCCAGTTATTGCGCTGTGCTGCCCGCTCTTCCTGCTCGATGTAGAGCCCTGCTTTGCGGTTGGCTTTGGTAATGGGGTCTTGCTGCGTGGTCTTCTGGTTATGATGCATTTGGCATAACGGCTGGTGATTCCACTCAGGCCAGAACAGAACATCACCACCACCATTGATAGGGATGATGTGATCGACAATCTTTGCAGGAACGTAGAGGCCCAGCTTCTGGCACTCAACACAAAGGGGGTGACGTTTCAGATACTGAGCGCGGTACTTCTCCCATGAGGCTGAGTAGCCACGGGCGCGACGGTGGCCGCGTCTGGCATCCTGTTCCCGCCACGCTTCCCGCTTATGCTCGTCGCACTTACCGGACTTCACCCGCTTATTGCATCCCGGCTCTGTGCACCGGCGCATTGGCTGCCATGGCATCAGTACACCCCCACATCACGATAGACAGACCACAGCGCAGAGATAGCCAGCGGAACCTCTTTCGACTCAGCATCGGCAATCATCGTGCGGTACTCGTACAGCTGAGAGACGTACATCAGGCAACCAATCTTGATAGCCGGGGTAAACTCCAGCCCGTTATCAAACCGCTTGCCGATATGCTTCTGGCAGACCTCCAGCGCCGCATCGATGTACGCCTGAATCAGCGCATCCTCCTCTGAGCCATCAACACGACAATGCAGCTTTGCTTCAGCCAGGGTGATTTCAGTAGTCATTTCTCGGTCCCCTGTTTGCATAGAATCTCAAGGCGCGTCATACCTGAGTCCGGTATGGGCGGCCCGATAATGTTGAGCGTCGCCCCGGCAAACGGGCCAGTCAGCACCTTAAGGCGGTTGGCGGCGGTAATATCGCGGCGGAATCGCACCCAGACGCGGATCGTTGCTTCGGCAACCTCAGCACCAGCCGCTACCAGTTCACGACCGCTGATCCCCTTAACCTCAACCCAGATAGTTTCCCCGTCTTCCCAGGTCTGAATAACCTGACCAGATGGATCTCTGTGAGTAGTGAATACCCGGATTGTTAGCCGGTTTCTCAGTCCCCCGGCTCTCATGCGTCACCTTCCTTGCCGTCCTTACTGATCTTCACTTCCTGCTTCCATGCCTGGCTGAACTCGTCACCACCTTCACGCGGCGGCATCCCCTCACGCTCACGGGCTTCGTTCGGGTTCATGATCCCGTTCTTGATGCCGCGCTCATAAGTGGCGTAGCGTTCGGTTGGCGTGGCACGGAGAAGGTCAGCGGAGTCAAACTCCACCTGATAACGGGTTCCCGGAACAGGAGAGGCCACCAGCAGCGCAGATTTGATTTGTTGTTCGAAGTTCGCCAGCCACGGGCGCATGGTCATGGTGAGAAAGGCGCGGCTCGCTTCGCTAAAGTTGCTGTAGGTGCTGTTGCTGTATTCCTGGAGGAAAATAGGCGACACGTTGAACATGCGGGCAATGTCTTCGATGGTGAAGCGGCGAGAGGCCAGCCATTCGGCATCCTGGTTGCTCATACCAAGCTGCTTGTAGTCCATGCCACCTTCAAGGATCGGTGTTTTACCGGCATTTCTGGCGCCCTTGTAGCGATCCAGTGCATCCATCGCCTGTTTGCCCTTCACGCTATCGAGCCACTCTTTAGTGACCACCACGCCAGCAGCCATCATGCCGTCTTTCATAACGCTGGCACCGTGGCGCTGCTGAGCCAGACCTAACCCCAGCGCCTCACGGCAGACGGAAATTGGAGAGCGCCCCAGAAAACCATCGTCGGTGGAGTAACGCAGGTGCAGCATTTCTTCCTGGAGGTATGTACGCACAGCCCCGGTAAACGGCTCAGTAACGGTGTATTTGTACTTATGCTGGCCGATACGCTCAGGAACAACCGCCCCCGGCGCATACGGGTGCAGGGATTGCGGCTGGCCGTCGCGGCCCCACTGGATCACCGCATAAGCGTTACCGTTCAGCAGACAATGACGCATCATTGTGCGTTTAAACTGGTAAGGCGTCTGGCAGTCGTTCGGCTGCTCGTTCAGGAGAAAATCCACCGGGTGATTGCTCAGCCACTCCCGCGCCTCACGACCATTATCATTACGGACGCGGTAGAGGTAGCAGGGCATTGTCGCCACAGCCTCACTAATAACTGACACGGCGTTCATCACCGCAGGCAGAGATTCCGCAGTACCAGCAGACACATACTCGCCTGATCCGGTATTTGGAATCCCTGCCATCGCCAGCCACTCATCAATGGTCATACTGCGCTGTTCGGAGGGTTCAGACTTACGGCCAAACGGCCAGATATTCCACATATCAGAGCCCCGCTAATTCAGCCCAGCGGCGACGGTTATCGCCAGCGCGGCGCAGTTCAGGATGTTGGGAGAAAAGCGAACGGTGCGCGATTTCCACGCCAGACTCAGGATAGGCAGGCATAGAGGTAACGGTAATCTCCCGCAGTTCGGCGGCTGTGACTGTGCGCAGATATGGAGACTGAGCAATATCCCACGCCTCTTTCAGCGCACGGAAACCGAAGCTCATGCCGGAGATATCCCCGCGCTCCACCAGCTCCAGCACATCGTTGCCAAGCTGGGTATTCGGCGGGGTCAGTTCGAAACGAAGCCCGGTATCATCTTCGGACAGTACCAGCGTGCCGGACTTGGTACGCCCCAGCAGTTGGGTATAGTTATGCTCATACAGCGCACGCACATCACTACCGGATGCCAGGCTGTCTTTAAATGCTCCCGGCGCAAACTGCTCGCGGAACTCATCCCAGATAACTTCTGACAGACTGTTCCAGCGCACGGCATAGCCCACCAGCTTTTTGTTGCTGGCACTCACTTCGGAAGTACGGATTTCAAAATCGGTTGTTTTCATTACTGGACTCCACAGAGGGCAAAAAGGGGCCGAAGCCCCTTAAACGTCAAATCAGGAACCGGAGCCGGAAAGCTCAAGCACCTTGATGGCGTTGGAGTCCACCACGCCGCCGCCCAGGTATTTATCGGTATGCACCTTGTAGAAACCCGGTTCAGTGATGTTGTCGGGGCGGGTACGTACGCCAGTGGTGTGATCCACGATAAAATAGCCGCGTTTGAAGTCGCCAACCGCGAGGAACGCTTTACCCGCACCCGCATCCGGCATGGTTTCCAGATACTGAACAGGACGGCCCAGCAGCGTATCGGGAGAACCGGCAACCAGACGATCGCGCCAGATGTAATCTCCGTTGCCGTTTTTCAGCTTTTGCAGTTTGGCGGCGGTGTTGGAGTTCATCACCCATACGGCATTTTTGCGGTATTTGGCTTTCAGCTTATACAGCAGGTCAATCAGACCATCAGAGGAAACGTCAGCGGCTTCCATCTTCTCCAGCGTACCGAACGGACGGGCTTTATCGGCAGTGGCCGCGCGAGGGTAAGACAGGAACCCTTTGGATTTTTTATCACCGTCGCCGTTCACAAAGTCGCTTTCTTCGGTAGCGGTGAAGGTGTCGGCAATTTCAGATGACAGCCAGCCCAGAATATCCACCTCGGAGAAGTCGAGAATTTCCTGAGTGGTTTTCGGGTAGGCGTAGATCGGGTTGAGTTTAATATCAACGCGTTCCATCTTCGGCGTGCTGGTTTCGGTACGTGGTTCACCTTCTGTGCCGCGATTAACGGTAGTGCCGCCCACAGATACCAGCCTCTGGTATTCGTTGGTTTTGGTCGTCTTCACCGTGGCGATGGAGCGCATCACGCTATCATCCTGCAACTGGCGCATGATCTCTTTGTCCAGCTCAGGGATAACGGTATAGCCGCCGTCAGCCTGTACCAGCGTGGAGAGAGAGCGGGTATCACCTGTCATGATGTAGTGGCGCAGCTCGTCGTTGCTTACTGGCTCACCTTCAACGGAAGTACCAGGCAGATTGCGCTGATCGTCGGCGACGGCTTCAAGACGGGTAATTTCAACCTCAAGTGCATCAGCCTGGGCGCGGAGTTCGTCGAACTTTTTGCCTTCTTCTTCGTTTAGGCTGCGCTTTTCGCCATCGGCTTTGTCCAGCATGGAACGCATCTGGGTTTTTAGTGCGGCTTTCTGCTGGCGTAATTCGAGTAATTTTTTCATGAGTGGTTTCCGTAACAATTAACGTTGAGACGTGAAACCAGCGCGGGAAAGGGTGAGGCCGTTTAATCTTTTTCTGCATCCCACAGGCTACTTCGCGCAGCTTGATTAAACGGCCAGTGGCGGCTCACGTCTGAGTGCCACTCTTCAAAATATACATACTTATTAATAAGTAAACGTCATTTTTCAGTGATGAACAGTAATGAAAATTAACGAGCAATTAATTTACAAATCTATTCTTTAGCGCAGTCAAGAGCGTCATCAAGAAGCTCTCGCTTCGCTTTCAGTTCCCCGATAAGAATATCCAACTGCTCTTTGCTGGCGGCAATAACTTCACCAGAAAATTGATGCCGTAGAAAGCCATTGTGATCGATGAAAAAGAATGACTCCCGCTTTACCATCTCGCGGTATTCACTCAGCGGCATAAGCTGTAATTCCGCTTTGCTGTCTGGTATACCGAACGTATCTTTGTGCTCTACTATTTTCTGGATCAGAACCTTCGAATAAACAACATCATCAGTTTTACTTGTCATGAAATTTGTCCTTTAGTGGATGGTTTTTCCGAGTGTGAAAACATTAGCTGTCTTCTTCATTGAGCTGAGTAAGTGGCGCATAGATTCCACTTCTGAAAGCCCCATGCTGGCACCATGCTCAATAATTCTGCCTATTGCCTCCGTAGCCATTTCCGAGGCAGCCTGCTCTGCAATGTCACGGGGCATATCAGGATGCAGGTAGCCCAAGAAACAAAGCCTTATTTCCGACTCCATTTGCTCAATCAATTTTTCACTTTCTTTGCTCATAATTAAACCGCCATAATTTAAATGCCACTCATGCCGCACTTAGCGCCGCGCTTAGAAATGCCGCACTTAGCGCCGCACCAGATATTTCAAAAACACGCTAAAAGCCAGTAATGACGGGGGTTTCAGTGAAATGCCGCACTTAGCGCGTGTATACAGGGACTAAGTGCGGCATTTGGTCATAAAACATACTAAATGCCGCACATGCCGCACTTACCGCCGCATTTACTCGACTGTTACCGGGTAAAGGTTCTCACCCTCGATGCGAATGATTTGCTCACTCTCCAGCTTGTCCAGCCAGCGCGGGAATGACTTTCTCACTTTGTCTGCACCCAGCGTTGCACGTAGATCGTCTTTAATGACGGAGATAGTGCATGGCTCCCCCTTAGCTGTTCGGCTGCGTACTGCCTGCCATAGTGCATGGTGGTTATCGCTAAGACGGGAGACATTGGCCAATTCAGGCTCAACTTCTTTAGCCTCTCTCGGCTGATCGTGCACAACCAGAGAGCAAACCAACTCACCATCTTCATCGGTATAAAGCTCTGCCGTTCTCAGGTCATACGCCTTACGCTCTGGCTCCTCAGCATCTTTCATCTTGGTGCAGGTCAGAATAAGCGCCTTTCCATCCCCTTCACGCTTAACGTTAAATTCAGTATCAAGCGCAGCGCGGAAAGCACTGGAACCGCGAGCGCCTTTCCCTTCATCTTTGCCGGAGTGGTGAACTACCAGCACCGTTGCACCCGTTTTCTGTTTGATAACGTCACACCCTTCAATAAATGCCCCCATATCACGAGCATCGTTCTCGTCGTTACCGCCAAAACAACGGGCCAGCGTATCGATCACCACCATGCGAACCGGCACACCACATTCAGCTTCAATCTGTCTGGCAGCCAGAAGCACTTCCGTTACCTCTGACTCGCGTACAGGGAACACCGGGCGATTGACCAGCCAGAGGTTGTCTGCATGTATGCCATGCACCTGCTCCCATGCCCGTATACGCCGGGGAACACCCACGCCCCCCTCACCGACAACATACAGAACTGCGCCGGGAGTGACCTTTTTACCCGCCCATGAAAGGCCAGCAGCGATATGACAGGCCCACGAAACGGCGAGAAAACTCTTATACGAACCGCTGGGGCCGTAAATGCTGCACAGTGACTGTGCTGGCAGGAAGTGTTTAAGGATATAGTCCTGACGGACATCAAAGCCCTCTGAGCCACGCGTGAGCGGTAACTTTGTCCTTAACTTTGCACCAGCCTCAGGGAAAACTCGGTGAATACGCTGTAAATCAGACAGTAAGGCATTCATCTCCTCTTCACCTATCTCCTCCACCAGCACAGAACGCCGTGCAGCAATCATTTGTTTGCGGTCTGTATCGAGATACCCGGCATCACAAAGCTCCTCATACGGCATTGCTGCTATCTGGTTGAGTCGAGCCACCAGCTTCCCGTAACGGGTAGTCGGGTCTTTGTGCTGGTGGATGGCTTTATCCAAATCACTGCGGCTGTACTGCTTGCCATGCGCCCACAGATACGAACAGGTGAACAAGGCATCCGATACGGTTTCTACAGCTGTCAGTTGTACCGTCATTTTGGAATGCCCCCGCTCATCTGGAATTTGCCGATCAGAGGATGGAACCAGTATGCAGAGCCATATTTGCGCTTAGCACTGCGCAGCACCAACCGTGCCGCTTCCCTGAACTTTTCATCAGGTGCAACGAACCCGCCTGATTTCAGCTTAACCAGCATCACCCCTGTGTTTTTCGCCAGCTCCTCAGCCTTTTTGGTTGAGATACCGTATTCAGCAGCCAGTGTTGCTACTGGCGTCATACCCGGAGGGATTTCTCCGCCCTGACTATCGGTAAGTGATTTAACCTGAGCCTCAAGGCGCAAAACCTTCTCAACCAGCAGATCAACGCGGTTAGCAAGTTCGTTAAACTTCACATTGCTGATCATGGTCTTGCCTCCTGCGTTTCAGGGTCTGAAAAAGTAGAAATATCCAGTGAGTTTGCCAGTTCGTCAGAAAGGCGCTGAGCCAGGTGCGTTAAACTCATTACATGGATACGCTCCGCCTCCCCCTTGATAGTTGAAAGGTAAGCAGCACATGACATGAGCGCAGCAACCTCTTGCGCCAGTAACAGCAAATCTTTTTTGCTGCGGTAGGTGTAAAAGTTATCCATTGAGCGCTCCCGTTTCATTCTGCTCCACCATGCTTGCCGCAAGTTGATCCGATACTCGTCTGGCCAGACTGATAAGATTTTCACGCTCAACCTGATCAACGTCGTACTCTTCGACAACCATCAACAACGCAGCCAGTTCACAGGCTATTGACGCACTTTTATTGGTTAATTCACGCATGGCGTACCTCCTGAATAGCTGCGCTATCGAACTCCCAGCCACGGCGGGTGGTGTAATCGAAAAACGCAACGCGACAAGGAGACTGGGCGCGGATTTTGGCAGCGAAAACCAAATCCCAGCCGGGGAATGCAGCGCGGGCTTTATCTTCCGTGTCAGCATCAAAGCGGAGCACTACAGGTGTGCATTTTGGGGTGTGGTCTGGGGTTGCTAGGAATAACCATGTAAATTCCGGGCGAGTTTGGGTATGCTGTTGATCAGCCATAACTGTTACTCCGATTAACGGTTTGGTTAGACGCCCTGGTACTGCTCTAACAGTCCGGGGCGTTGCTTTTTGGTATGCACCTGTCATACACTTGATTACCATTTCAAAGTAATCAGGTGTCAACCAAATGTCAACCATAGAAATTAAAGCCAAAGGTAACAAGCAGATCGCATTACGCGTAGAACCAAACCTAGAAGAAGGAATTAAACAGGCTCTGGCGCAAGATGGTGACGCTTCTGTATCAGCATGGATAAAGCGAATAATCCGCAAAGAGTTACAGCAGCGAGGCATTGAGCCGAAAAGCTGATACCCAGAGTGCATAAATGCACTCTGGAAATCTTCCGGGGTTTGACCACCGCTATTTTTGTAGCTCTGGTTCTGACCGATGCGATTTTCTTCGCATCGATACCCAATATTTGGGTAACGGTCGAAACTACGGGATTTCTCCGGGGTTTGCTGCAATGCAGTACACCCGGCACTCTGTTCCAGTTCTCCCGAAGTTTCGGGAGATTGGGTATGCGCCAACGCCGTACACCCTAAACAGCCCAATTTCTGGGTAGTTTCACGTAACCGCGCCATTGACACAGTTCCTGTAATTACAGGAACGCTCAGGCTTTGACCACCAGCACAAGGCTTGGTATGCTGATCCTGTTTAGATTTGATGTGATGACTTGGGCGGCCCTGCATGGCCGCCTTTGTTTTATCTGACATACCCCACCCCTTACGCCGTCTGGCGACTCTGCTGCCATGCAGAAACCTCGGAAAGAAGCCAGCCAACAGCGCGGCCACCCAATTTGCGACGAGCGGGAAATTGCCCTTCCTTTTCCATCATGTAGCGTGTTGTGCGGCATATGCCGGTTAACTGCCGACACTCAGCTTCACGGATCACTCGTTCGGCTGGCGGTTGTGATTGTTTAGATTGGTTCATAAAAAAATGCTCTCGTTCGTTAAGGTTCGAGAGCATTTAAATATTTATGGTAATGATCCTCTGGAAAGTTCCATTCTGGCGGAGGAAATTCCGTTAGGCAAAGTCTATGTCAGCATCCTTAAGCCAATCAGCAATGGTTTTCCCAGAAGGCAGTGCTATCCCTCTCAGTTGGAAATCCTTACATATTTCACTATCTTTACTTTCAATAAATTTTCTTGGGCTTTCTGCCACATCATCACCATAATGAATAGCTAATAATGCTTTAATCATTGATGCTCTGTTATTCGCTATTGTCTTACTAACTTCCTCTTTACTGACAGTAGTTTCATTTCCCATTTCATAAATTTTTTTTCTACCTACAGTTAATTTCCTTACTTTGTTCTCATCTCCCAATATGACAGAAATTGCCTCTCTAGAGACGAGCAAATCTTTTTCCGAAAAACTACTCTCATCATTTACACTTGCATTACAACTAATATCAACATCACCCAAAGGAGAAAAGCAAAGTTTCACATACGGAGCCGTAAAATCACGGTTAATAATGAAACTTGATATATTCCATACACCTTTAAGGTAGGCTTTAACTCTGGGCTTATCTCCATATTTTGTTAAGACTTCAGCCACCTGCTCAACCGTTTCACAACATTCAAAATCAGATGTCGCAATGATAGAGAACTCAGAGACATTGATGTAATAATCATGTCTTTGTTCTGAGTTAAATATTTTATTTGCAACATCCATAAGGGTGCCATCAAACTCTATGTAACCTAACATTGAGTCATCACGCCCAAACTTATGCGATAGATTAATTGCGCCGATTTCCGCCCAATGGAGCAAGTCTTCAACTTCACAGCCTGCGCCAATAAATCTGGTAGCCCGCTCTAATGTGCAATACTCTAATGCTGGTAACTCGAAATCTTTCATTTTGCCACCTTAAGAATCATTACATTTGAATCGCCAGTAGAGATAACCTCTAACCGTTCCATCCATTTATTCAGTGCATCCAGTTTTTCGGGAAGATACTGGCTGCGGTTATATACGGCCATAACGCCACCCAGCGTATGTCCCAGCAACTGCTCGACCACATGAGGCGCGATCCCCATATTGTTTAATGTGGTGGAGAACGTGCGGCGCAGGTCGTGAAGCGTCCAGGGCTCGGAATGCCCCAGGCGTTTATGAATACCTCGCCCCCACTGGCTGACCGCCTCTGGCTTCTTCATCTCGCCCAGCAGCAGGCCACTATTTCTGTGCTGCTCAAGCAACGCCACAATAAACGGCCGTATAGATACTGGGATTGGCCGTAATATCTTCTCACCGCCTTTGCTGTGCTCTTTCGGTACGGTCCAAACCCATTCCTTAAGATCCCACTCAGCCGGTTTGGAAAGACGTAGCTCCTGCGTTCGGCAGCCAAACACCACCAGTAGGTGCAGCAGCGCGGAGTAGTAGGGCTTAAATTTGAGTCCGGTACTTGCCTGCCAGATATCGGCAAGCTCCTGTCTGGTATGTTCCCGGTCGCGCTTACTCTGCTTTCTTCCTACATCATCGATCGTCAGGTCGTCCAGGACGTTGCTCACAGCATATCGATGGACGCGGCAAAACTTCAGGGCCTGCTTACACATTTGCAGCAGGTAGCCTGCGGCCACTGGTGCTTCATTCCTTACACGGGAAAAACACTCCAGCCAATGCCGGGTTTCACACATCGACAGCGGATAATTACCTATATAAGGAAAGATATGCTTCTTGAGCTGCTCGGTGTGCTTCTCGACGTTCGCACGCTTATGGGTGGCGTATTCCCTGATCCAGTAATCCAGGGCTTCTTTTACCGTCACCGGCTTTAGCGTTTCCTGAGTCGTCACGCTTAACTGGTGTTTTGGGTTTTTACCTTCAGCCAGCCATGATCGGCACTGCTCTCGTTTCTCTCTCGCAGCTTTAAGTGAAAGCTCGGGATAGTTCCCCAGCTTAATGCGCTGCGATGTGGATTCCCGTCCACCAACCCTGAAGGTGAAATACCAGGTCAGAATCCCGGCACGGGAGACCTTCACACTCAGCCCATCGCCGTCAGCGTAAAAGCTATCTCCGGGGCTTTCCCGACCAAGCATTTTACGCAGCGAAGTATCGCTTAATTTATTCGTTCCACCAGCCAT